TTCTCCGAGTTAGTGTCGTGGATGACATACATTATTATTTTAACATCTTTAATAGTTGAGTGCAACTAAAAAAGTTTTCTTTCAGTATATCTACTTGTTTATTTAGGCTAGGCAAGAATTTTTCGTAATTATTCATGTATTGAATAATCTTATTACAAATATCAGGTCTGTGTGCCTCGTATGCACTATAGCTTTCAGTCCATTCGCTAGGATATTTAAATGTATCTAATGCCATTTCGCTGTAGCTTAGTCTATCGGGAACCATAGGAATCGCATCTACAATAGCACCTTCATACCAACTGATGCCAAGCGTTTCTTGTAGGTTAGCACTGAATATCAGTTTAGCTTCTCCTAACAAATTGTGATATTCATTTTTGGTCAACTGTTGATCTTGACAAACAACAAATTCATATTGCGGCAACTGATGTTTTAGATCACGGAAAATTTCTACCTGCTTCTCAGGAGCAATTCGATGTGGGAACAAGATAAGATCACGCTTGGGCATACCTTTGTACATTGCTAATGTATCCTGCATATACTCCATGGGCCAACCTGTGCGTACAAACTTAGGATACTCGCCTGCAAGTATTTCTTTAAGTTCTTCTTCGTACCAAGGATTTTCTACAGAATGCCCATTGTTCAACAGTTCTCTATTAAACATTTCTATATGAAAGTCAGTGGCAAAGTAGTTGTGATCAAAGGCTGAAAAGAATGATTTCTCTGCATTACGCACCCAAGGCTTATTACCAACAAGTCTGCCTAGAAAGTCTTGAGGATCATAACTGCCAGCATGCCACAAGCCATGTGTAACAACTGGAATGCCCAGCAGTTCACTCATGTACTTGAGATTGATGATGCCAGGGTGCCAAGCATCAGTAAATAAGAAGTGATCATTGGCGCGAATGCTTCCGTCGCAAAATAACCGACCCATCTGCTCAACTTGACTAGCCTTGTAGATATTAGTGCCGCCAAAGTTGAGAAATGCCCCAGGAGTGGTAGCACTAGGAATATCCGTAGGACCTGATATAATGTTGACATTGTGTCCTGCCTTTCGTAGGAGGGTAGGTACATGAGTCTTCCATTGACCAGTGTACCTTGTCTCGACTGCTTCTAGATCAACGAGAAAAACTGTCATTGCGCTGACGGAAGTTATTGTTTCCGCTACGATTGTACTCGCCGCGATTGTTAGTGTACTCACCACGTGGACGACGTGGGCGTGTGCTGTAGTAATAATTATTCCAAATCTGACTATCTCTATTGTAGAGATTAGCCTCGTTAAAATCACACAGTTCAAAGCGACAGAAGTCTTTAAACTTTTCCAGATCATCAAAGATTTTAACAATGTCTGGACGATCTTCGAAATACGAAACGTTTTTATAATTCTTAGCCATTTTAGCTTTTCCTATTAATACTTAATAAATGAACCATTTTCTCCGTCTTCGGAGACCTCAATCCAAACCTCACGGTTGGGATACTTTTTGGAGATAGCGTCATATAAATCACCTGACATCATCTCACAACTCTTGTAGTCTAACGCTAGTATACTATCTTTATAAAGATTTAGCAACCATCGTTTGAACTGAATAAACTCAATATCGCGATCATCGTGTGTTACACCTATCCAAACTTTAAAGTGGAAGATATGGCGATGCGGATAGCCTAGAAAACTTACATCATACTCGTCACCTGTAGCAAGATTAGCGTCTGTAAGTGCGGCTGGATATTTGTGCATACCTTCTTTGTTAAAGGTAACCCAAATCATTTTGTTTGGTCGAATGTCTTGTTTAATAATCATACTGATAACAATCCTTTGGCAAATGTTTGAATTTCTTCTTTAGTCATATGGAAGTTATAGGTGCTGGTAAAATCTACTTGACCGTTGTCATTGAGGCATTCTTGAATAACATCAAGAGATAAGCAACCTTTAGGACTTACTGCTTCCCATGATTCTACACGCACTCTAAATGCAGAATCTTCTTTAACTGTAAACTTTTTTACTTTTAAACTTTCGTGTTTCATCTCAAACTCTCCATAGTGATAATTTTTGCTAGCTCTTCACCTAGGTCTTTATCGTCTGTGACCACGTGCAGACTGTGTCTATGATCGTCCTTTTGACGATCATACTTGGTTGTTTCAATAATAGTTCCACCACCAGCACTGTAAACATTTAATCTAAACCCTTGTGACTGAATGTTTGGCCCTTCACTGTCAACGCTGATAACATTTCCACTGTAATCGGCACTATCATCCATTATCCAGTTTCGAATTCTTTGTTTAAATGTTAGTTTCATAGGTTTATTTGTCATGTATGATCTGGTCATTGATTTCTGCAATCGATTAACGGACTTAGCAGTCGAGGCATACGGGTTTGTTGCCATTATTTGATAATCTCATCTTTGCCATATTGATCCCAACTAGTAAACTTATTTCTATCTAGTAGGTCATGGAGGTTATGGCACCACACTCCGGGATTAGTTGCTTTAAAATCTTTGTCGTCTATCTTTATTGTAGCATTATATCCCAGCTGTTGTAAATAGGGCAGTTTAACCGAAATCTGTGGAATGAACTGACGCTTCTCAACCAGACCGCTTTCAAGAAGTCCTTCTACTTGTGCTAGATCTAGATCTAGTGTACACCAAAATTCATCATCGGCATCTAGACAAACATAGATCATATTTTCCCAAAGACGCCATTGATCTGCATCGTTGAATTTTAGATTAGGAAAACTTTGATTAGCACCAAAGTAGATGTGAGTACATCTATGGTTGCGAGCAAGTTCCATGATCATATACTCGTCGTGTACACCTGTTACAAACAAAGTTTTCATTCCGTAAGCAGGAGTCTTTTCGATCTCGATTCCTGTAAAGAATGTGATGCTGTCTGCAACACCTGATTCGTAATTTCTTTTCATTCTGCAAACCTTTCTTTCATACGTTGTTGACGTTCTGCTTCGTGATGATCACAGAGAGTCTTAATCCACCCACCTTGTCTACTTTTACCAGGAGCACCACATTCTTCACAACTGGCATCGGCCCACGTTTCCGCCATACGAACCATTCCATTGATATTTTCGTCACCACCATCGTAGTAGAAACGTAGTCCGCCAAACTTCTCTTTAATCTGTGCTACTGTTACCTGCGGCACTACTTCAGACTGTTTGTTCTTCCAATCAATATGATGCTGAATATTACTGCACAACTTTTCTAGAATTGGCCACCAACCTTCACCACATGCAAATCCACCATACTTACCACTAAACATCTTTGGAAATCGTTCTTCCATGTGTTTGGCAAAAGCGTCATATTTTTCAAATTCGTCACTCATTACCAAGTACTCACGTCAGTGTTATCAACTTTAATATCCTTGCCCAGCAATTCAAAATGAACTGTTGTGGTAGGCCCAATACCACTAGAGTGTTCCTCAACAATTTCAAATTGAGGAACCTCCGGAAAACGATTGGCAATATCTGTCAATGTTTTAATTTGAGTCTGTGTTAATATATATTTTTTCATCGCTCGTCATCAAAGTCAACAGTTTCGTGATCGTGTTCCCATTGCTTACGTCTTAGTATAGCAAGTTCGTCTCTTAAAAGCAACCTCTGTTTCTTCAATTCTTGCATTTTCATATCTTCAAACAGTCCATTCTTTTCTAGTGTATCGATTTTTTGGTCCAACACTCTATGAGATTCCTCTAAATGTTTAATTCTGTTTTCGTACATAGTTACTCCTTATTCAGCTACAAGTTTATCCAATTCACCATCTTCACGATCGTCGTTCCATGAGTCTTTATCTTCGCTGCCTTCTTCGTAGAACAGGTCATTAGAGATATTTGTAACACCACCACGTAGGCGTGAGCCTTCCAAATTCTGCATAAAGCCTCTGGTCTCTGCATCAGCAATCATTTCAAATGCAGATTCTTTGTTAGGACAATTAAACAGTTCTTCAACAAAGCGATCAAAGTACAAGATGTTGCGTGGAACCCAATCACTGTACTCATCACTCATATCACGATCTTTGTTTTTCTTCCACATTCTCCAGTCAGGTCGAATCTTAGCTTGTTCAATATCTGCCAAGTTGTTAGCACGTTGTACAGCAACAATGTGTTGATAGACATTATGTCCCATCATTAGTGCATAACCGAAGCTATCCCACGATGTTTTGCCTTCTTTACCGATCTTGTTTAACATTCCTGGCTTGTAATGACACACATCTGAAACATTAAGTCTACGTCCAATTTCGCTTTCGAACGGAAACGGAATGTCTGGACGTGATGCAAGTGCTTTGTTATCTGGGGCCTTGTCCATAATAACACTCCAACGCTTGGCTGTATGCTGACTGTTAGTATAGACCAGTCCGTGTGCAGTTGCAATAAACGGTGATGCACAGTCAAAGCTGATGGTAAAGTTAGGATTGACGTGTTTACGGATCTGACGTTGAATACTGGTCAAGTAGCATGACCAATCTAACTGTGCAGTACCCAAGAAGTGCATCCAATCCTTGCCTTCTAACATACCGTCGAAGCGCATAGTGATCAATCGGCGAAGAGTAATATGCATCTTGCACATGTTAGCACCGCCCATCGCCCAACCTTCGGCGGCTTTATCGCCCCAGACAGTCTTGTCACTGAACTCTTTAACGCCTTCATACCATGCTTCAGCAGTATCCCAGTTACTGCCCTGTAGAACGTTTAAGAACTTAGTAGCACCTAAACGATTTTCTAAGAAGTACTTGTTGTTGTGACGAGTTTTTTCTAGACAGTCTTCAAAAGACTTCAATCCAGTCTTTGGGGAGTGAATATGATCGCAGGCCCAAGTCGGAACGTCAAGCATCATTGACCAGTCAGCAGTTAATTCAAGCCAGTTAAGAATATCATCTCGAGTTTTGTTAGCTGCTTTACCTTCAAAGTCTAGCCAATCAAACTTAAGAATACCTTTACCAATCTGATAACCGCCAGAGTCACCCAAGATCATTGTCTTGCTACGATCACGTTGTTGAATCATTGAATCATGATCCATTGTTTTAGTAAGATCTAATTGTGCGTGACCTGCTGAATACAAACCATACTTGTAATAAAAGTATCCTTGCTCCGGGTTTAAAAAGTTCATACCTTCAATGCCACGATCAAATCCTTTAGGAATACGATCTTTAGGTACGAACTCTTCCTTACGTTGTTTTGCAATGTAAGTGCTGTAGAAACTACTGATTGCAGGCAAATAGACTGCGTAGTCTTTCTGTAGGGGTGTTAAATCAACTGGTTGTTTCATGTTCTCTCGCTAATTTTGCTGTAATGTCTAATTGACGTTTTGCCTGTTCTACGTTTTCTAATGCTATTTTAACAGCCTTGTTTTCATTTGCCAAGCTCTTCCACATCATTTCTTCGTTACGTTTCTCACGGGCCCAATCTAATAAAGATTCTGCTTCACCATTTAGACCTACACTGGCATAATACATATTCAGTATAACCCAATTAGATCCGTCAAACACTTCCATATTTTGATTAGAAGTGTTATAACGCATATTGCCAACACCTTGTGCTCCGTTATAGCCTCCGCTATAGCCGTTCACATGGGTACTGGTATTACTGCCAGTGACTTGAACATAACGACTCGAAGAAGTAATGTTCTTAATCATATTTAGGCCGCCTGTGCTGGAATGATATATTTGTAAGTAGCAAGTCCGCTGTCCAAAGTAATCTGAATAGCACCTTCATTGCTCAAGGACATCTTTGTGTTGTTGACATCTGCAATCTTGAGAATACTCAAGATTGGTAGCACTGGCCAAGTCCAACCACGATCTAATTTACCAGTAATGCCCATGGCAAATATAAACTCTCCGCCGTGTGTTGAAGCATCGCCAAAGATAAATTTCAATTTATCACCATCAGTCTTTGCCAAGAATGTTGGATGTTCGTTGTTAGCACCTGCTTGAAAGTTGAAACGTTGCACAGCACTAACTGTGGGTTCAACCTCCACGTCCCACTTAACACCTCGAAACTTAACTGTTTTCATTTTTTCATTAATGATCTCAGTATTCATAAAACGATAATCGTTTTTAAAATCGCCATCTTTGTTTTCAAAGTGTAGACCAGTTGGAATTGTTTCGCCATTGCGATCTGCGGTAGTGATACTAATCTTGGCATTTTCTTTGTACTCAGCACCGTCTAACAAATATTTTAATTTGTTTAGTTGCGGCATACCAAATACACCCATCATATCTGGATACGGTGCATTAGTTTCAGCTTCCATAATCACTGAACGGTCCTCAGCCATTGAATTGATCACGGTTTTATTTTGATCGCCGGTGACTTTAACTGTGGTTAAAAAGCCTAGGTTCTGTGTGTGCGATACGATATCTTGTAAAATGTCTTTCATTGAAAGTTCTCCTGTATATTAAGATTATATTTAGATCTAGAGTAAAAAGCAACCGCAATTTACTCAAAGTCAAACAATTTTGCAAATGTGTTATCACTGCGAGTTGAACTGATATCCCATTCCAAGACACCAATCAAGTTTTCTAGCTTTTCATCGATGACTGCGTTTTCCATTTCAGCATCGTTGAAGGGCAAGTCTTTGAACCATTGAGGTAATCTCAGTTCATCTACCGGATAGGCCACTGATGTATACCCCATTGGATTATCTTTGACCTTGCAGACAATGACTTTAGCACCGTCTGTAATGGCTACAGAGTATTTGTCATCCATCATACGTTTCAAAGTATTCCAGTTAAGACTTGCTCGAACGTGTCCGGGCATGTTAGTCTTACCTGCTTTCTTTTCTTTGTCGCGATATTGAGAAATGTTATTGGCACGTTTTGGACTACCCTTCTCCCAACCCGGTCTAGTTTTAAATTCAGTGCGGAAGTTAGTGATATATTCTAACACTTCCTCCTTACCTGCACCGTTGAGCACTTTAGTAAGTACTTCACTAAGAAAATCTTGAATTACTACAGGAGTATCAGATCTTTTTAAATCAAGTCCCATTGCTTTGATTTTTCCAGGAGTACCCCCAGTGTCTGTTCTTTTTCCTTCTTTGTCGTAATAAAGGACTGCATATCTCTTCTTGGTGATGAATAGTCCTTTGGAAGCAACAATCTCGCGACCTGCTTTGATGACCTCTCCTCGAGACTTCGGGCAGTGAAAAGCATCTTGCATAAATTTTGGGAAAGTTCCATTGACAGTTTCTCCTATAGTATCATAAAGTTCAACAACTGATTCCTTACTCCAAGGAATTGCTCCTTTCTCAATGTCCTTCTTTAACGTAGCATACGCTGAGAAGTAACAAGAGTCTGTGTCACCGTAAATGATTGCTTTGCCTATATGATCATTTTCTCCGGTGATAATTTCGTTTACTTTACCTGCCATGTGACGAGCAATGGCACGCCCTGTAAGTGTAGTCGACTGTCCAATTCGATTGTCAAAGAAACGGCAACCTGGATTCAAAATAGCACCATACAGGCTGTTCAAGTTAATTTTCTTGACCAACTGACGTTTGTCCCAATATTCTTCTTCAATTTTATTACCGGCTGCAATACAATCCTTTAACTTAGCCTGCATGTCTTTACGTTCAGCATACCACCGCTTGAGTAGTCCTGGAATGATACCTTCTTTCTCATAGGTAAAGATTGTACCGTTTGCTGAAAGCATCCAAGGCTGATTACTTTCAAAGATTAGATCATAGGCCTGTGCTGCACTTAGTGTATCTACTCCTCCATCTTCCCAATCAATAGTAATTTCTCTTCCAACATTTCGTTCTAACACAGCGGAATATTCTAGTGAACCAAATACGCCTTCCCATGCTGATGCAAATGATTTACCTTTAGCAATTTCGGCAGCAATATAATCTTTAGTACCATCTTGACGCAGTTGTCCTACAATAGTTTCCGGACCCATGTTCAACGCTCTAATTGCAGAGGGATACAATGAATTAATGTCTAATGAGCCAATCCACTCGTGAATGCCTTTTTTGGGATAAGCAACATAAGCACCAGCGGCTTGATTACTAAATCCTTCCTCTCGACTTATTCTATTAGGAACAATCATTCCGCGTTTGTGAGCTTCGTTGATAATGGCCTGCTCTGTAACAGCCACCGCACCCATTGTTGTTTGAAGTAGCACAGTACATTCATGAGCCAGTGTGTTAGCAAGGGCTAAGAACTTTAATTTCTTGTCCAACTTTTCCAATAGCATACAGTCTTGTCTATTGTATTCGATAAATCTACGGAAGTCATTGTTGTACAATTGATCAAGTGTGCCTTCGTAGACAGTTTTATTTTCTCCAATCTCCATCTCACCGATAGCATCTAATCGATATGTATGACGTTCTTCATATGTGTATTTTCGATATAGTTCGAGACTGTCTAAGTGTACACGACCTATAAGATCATATGTAACCGCAGCCTTGCCATACTTTTCGTATTCACGTTTCTTGGGGAATTGATTCCATAAACAAAAACGTCTTGTATCTTCTTTACTGAGCACTTTGGTAACACGATTAACTGTATAAGGAATATCAAAGCCTTCTGAGTTCCAACCACTCAGTACATCCGCATCTTGTATTAAATCCAAGAACATGTCTAACATATCTGCTTCGTTATCAAACAAATAAGTGTTAGGAAATTCTTCGACCTGCTTCTTAGCTTCTTCCATACTCAACGTTTTGGGCGGAATTGCCAAACAGATCATGGTCTGCATCCATTGTAGGTAGACAGCAATGGCAGTGATTGGCATAAATGCATCTTCTGGTGATGCATAGCCACGTTCTGGATCAAAGTCTACCTCAATGTCAAAGAACGCTATGTTTAATTTTGGTGCGTCTTGATTGAGATAATGATCTTCCAGGCAACGATATATGGGATTGATATCACTTTCAAACAGTTTTTTGTTTGAATGAATTGCAAGTTCTTTGCGATGTTCTTTGACATTTTTGGAACTCACTCTTGAAAGAGGTTGTCCAAAAATACTTGTGAATTTACCCTTGGCGTCTGGGTAATAAAATATATGACGGGCAGGGTATTCTTTGTAATGCCGTTCGCCTTTATCATTGCGCTCAACAACATTGATGATATCCTGCTCTCGATTATAGAAAGCGTCTACGTAACTCAAATTTTTCTCCTATGCAATTTACGGCTTGCAAATACCAGTGTGCGGATTATGGCCTCGCCTACCTTCTAACTTTATTTAACTAATTAGCATCCGGACGAGTCCGACGGTGTCGATTGCGGTAAGCAAGATATAATTAGCCAGCATACCAAAGGAACGACGACTATAAGCACACCAAGCGTATATAGCACAACCTGCAATCCAAATGGGGTACAAGACCAGAAGAGGAGGATTAGGCACGGTTGCGGCCATAGTGATAGAACAGCCAATAGATATAGCCCAAGCAAGGACCTCAAGACAAAAACGTACTCTATGACTTTTGTAGTCCTCTCGGATCCAGCTAAATGTTCCACCTAGTATCTCATTCATTCCGGTAGACGTTTAGTGACACCGAGGATCATCTCGATATCATTCCATTCTTGCTCATGATCTTTCCAGTTGTCTTTGTGTGCAATTCGAATTGCCTTGTTTATGATACTGGGTTTGATTTGCAGTTCTTCTGCCACAGCTTTAACAGTTTCTTTAAGACCCTCTTGCAGATCTTCTAATTCACGAAGCACATTAGAACCTTCACTGATCAAACGTTCTAGTTTGGCTTTTTCTTCGGGACCGTACATTCTTGTTGACATAATTCTCTCCTATAGGACTATTATATAGTCAAAGAAAAAGCCGGTCAACTAATTGCCGGCTTTATGTTACCAAACGGCAAATCTATTTAACTAGATCCGTCTCTGCTCATTCCGACTTGGCTCAAGATCATAATACTTAGTACGCCTGGAATAATTAACCAAGCTGGGCCACCGAAAATTCCTGCGATCGTTGCGGCTGCGCCTCCTAGTATTCCTGTTAAACTTGTAAGTTTTTCGCCCAAGGTTGCACTTGGATGCCAAGCATCGATGCCACCTAATGTTCCCATACCGCTCTTTGGATCTTTTTTCTTCTGACCAAAGAAGTCACCAATTGGACCTTCTTCAATGGATTCACTAGCAGCTTCTGGTTTAACACCTAGTGCCTTAGAAATTGCTTTGATATTTGCTAATGTAAAATCGCTTTTATCTGCACGGTCTTTACCTAACACTTGTTTAGCAACTGATGCCATTTTATCTTTTTCTTCATCTGAAAGTTTTGGTGCTAGTTTAGACATCAGCATGCTTTTGACTTTGTCCATCGTGCCTTCATCTAAACGTGAGCGATTTTCAACTATTTTTTTTTTCGACTCGCTCAATACATCATACATTTCAAATGCACCACCCATACGTTCGTAGACCATACCAGCATAAACATCAGCCTTCATGCCTTCGCCAATCTTGGTTTTAGCAACACGTTGTGCCCAAGCCCACAGTTGATTGTCTACGGGATCAATCTGTTGCTGGCCACCACTTTCAACAACCAGTGCCATCATTTCTTTGAATGATAGATTAGATTCAATTGATTCTTTAACGGTCTTCTTTTTTCCAAAGAATTTTTCTTGAGCAGCACTCATTCCCTTCTTGCCGGCTGGCTTGTTACCGCCTTTGTCAGCAACTGCCTTCTTCATTGGCTCTTTCTTGTCACCGTCTTTGTCCATGTCTAAGAAGTCTGGCTTAGCACCTTCGTCCATGATCTTGGACATCTTCTTTTTCTTATCTTCTTTTTTCTTCTTGGCCTCAGCGGCGCTTTCTTCTTTCTTGGCCTCAACCATCTTCATGAACTTGCTTTTGAATTGTGGCTCAATGCTTTCTACTTTCTTGCCATCTTTAACACGAGTCACTGAACCCTTGCCGTGTGCTTTTTCATAGTCCTTGCTGTCTTTGGCATGGGCTTTGTCTGCTGCCTTGTCGCCTTCCTTGTCTGCTGCACTTTGTGATTTAGCATTTGACTTAGGTTCAGTATGCGGGTCATCGCTGAAACGATTTGGATTTTGTTTATGCTTGGTTACGCCTTTTGTTGAACGATCAATAGTTCCACCTGTAGACGATTTTTCTTCTTTTACATCTTCTTCTTTCTTCTTCTTGGCTTCAGCAACATAAGTTGTTTGGCCAGCTAGAACACGAAGTTGCGCATCTTCGTTGAGCTGCACAGCTTTGTCTAGTACAGGGGCTGCAGGAGTTGTCGGTGGTGCTTCCATCCCGTCAAGTTTGCTGAGTATTGCTTTAAAGTCCATTTTAGTTTCCTTGATTTTTTCTGTTCTGCCACTGATCTTTGAGGCTTTGTTTTACTGAGTTTTGAATAGATTCTTCAAAATCTCGAGGTCCTGATTCAATTTGTCCAGCTGCCATTTTTTCATATTCCATATAGTGATATACGGAACTGATATAATCAGCAGCTTTGGTAATTTTTGATTGTACCCATCCATCTAATTCGTCGTTTTCTCCGATCAGTTTAAACAATTTGGCAGAGTACTGATTGAGCTTATATAGCTCAGCTCTGGCCATTTTGGCTTCGTGATCGTCGACTGGTTGTTTTTCTAGGTCCATAAATGTATTTATCTTCTTATAATAGATTCGCTGGGAGACTTACGTTTTCTTTTTGCAGTGTTATTTTGTTTATAACTGCCGCCAAATAGTGTGCCTACAGCTGAACCCGTGCCACCTTTAATAAACGTGGCTCCCATACCAGCACTTGTAGCACCTGCTGTAGCTGTTTCCAACAGTTCTTTAATCTTCATACTGTTATTTATTTTTCTTGGCGCGGCCTGCTTTCATGTTAGCTAACCAATGTGCTAGTTGCCCTTTACGCCCACCAGATTTAGCAGTTTTACGTAAACTACTTACTGATGCTTTAGTATTAAT